TCATTTTAACAATTCCATTTTCTTAATGCTAGTGCTTTACGAGTTGGTTCACCATTAGGTTTCTTCATTGGACCATCAACGCCACTCATACGTGCACAAAAAGATTTTCTACGATTGGCAGCTTTACTACCAGCCTTTAACTTTGAAGGTGGTGTAGTAACTGGAGCCTTTAAATGACCACCTTGTGCATTATAGTGATCACGACCTTTTTGTGTTAGCCCACCAGTAGATGACTTATATCCTTTTGCGTCAACTGCTGCTTCATTTGTTTGAGACGCTTTTAATGCTGCATCAGTTGGAGCACCTTTGCTTCCTGGTTTGCGCATATGTTCACCAGAACCATTCTTAATTCTTTCTTGTTTAGCATGGATGTTATCCCACAATCCACGCTTGGCTTCTTCTAAGTATTCTTTAAAGGAAATCATACAGCTTTACCTGCGCTTTTAATTGTTGATAATGGATCGCTTTGTGAATCAAACTTATGCGCTTGAGAAGCAAACTTTGTTTCTTTACCAGTTTTTGGATCAGTGTGACTAAAATGAACAGAGCCACCACTTGCTTTTACTTTAATATTCTTATGATCTTTTAGAATATGTTCATAATCTTGAGCTGGGTTTGCTGTATGATGTTGAACACCCTTTGCAGTTTGGTATGTAGTATGTTTAGAGAAGTTTGCTTTACCAGCTTCTGCAGCTGGAGTACTTTTAGCTGCAAGAACATCACGGATATGATTAACTACGTGTTCATGATTACCAGAATCTAAATGATGTTGTAATTCAGCAGCATGGTGATGCGCAACATTGGCCAATAGTTTTTTATTTTCAGCTTTAACTTGATTGTGTTTCTCTGGGTTCTTTTGTGCCCATTCTTTACGTGCTTCTTCGTTCTTACCTTCTAACTCAGGATGCATCGTTTTAATTTTCTTTTGGTGTTCTTTATAAAGCGATTGCGCCTTTTCACCACTTGATTTCATACCAAGACTTGATGATGGAACATTCTTACTAGATTTATCACTAACCTTTAAACTATAACCATGATGGGTTTCATCTTTAGGTTTCTTAGGGTGGTGAGTAGAAATATAGATATCTGAAGAGTCTTGTTTCTGAGTTGCTTTAACACCAGTTACTTTTTCTGTATCTCCAGGTTTTGAAGTCCAATGAACTCCATGAATTACATGACCTGGATGAGTTGCTTGGATGTTCTTATGAATATCTGCAGCTGCGCTTTTGGCATTTGCTTCAATACGTTTATAATCATTAGGATGAATCTGTTTCTTTAAACGATCATGCGCTTGTTGTGGTGTTTCACCTTCAGCATTTTCATGTTTAGACATATGCTGACCATTGTTTAAATGTTTGCCAACTAAAAGTTCATGAAGAACACCTTTAGTATTATTGGAAACGCCACCTTCTTTAGAAGCATCGTCAGCAGCTTCTGTTAGATTATCTTCGAAATAAATTTCTTCGTTTAAGAATGATTTAAATGATTTCATTTACGCACCTTTAAAAGATTTGATCTTGCGAACTCAGCACGATTCACAAGTTTAGATGGTTCTGTTTTACCATTGTGTTCATGATTAATAACAAAACCTTCTGGTTTGGATTCTTTACCTTCGATGTGGTGTTCATAATTACTATGACCACTTTCTAAAGATTTAACTAATGTATTCTTTGCTGCTGCCAAATGATTATGAGCAGTTAATGTATTCTCATAATGCCCTTTGTTTTTCTCAACGTGGGCAATTTCTTCTTTACCTTTTGCACGTTTTTGTTCTTGGGCTTTTTCTGTCTTAACACCAGCAACTTGCTTAGCATGGTGGGCTTCAAGATGAGATTTAAAATCTTTTACGTTTGGAGTAGTGTTATTTCTAACAGTTGAGTTAATGTATGTTGCTAGATGACCATGTTCACCACTATGCGCTGGGTGAATAGCATTATACATTTTGTCGCCATGAGTGTCATGAACTGCTTTGGCAGCTGCCATATGTTTATGAAACTCATCTTGATTTTGTTTAGAATGATTTGCTGTGCTAGTATCATAGCTGGCATCATGGTGGTGAACATCAGGATGCTGACCAAATTCGTGATGATTAACTTCATGATGAGCAGATAATGATTGAATATCTTTACCATGATATTGAGTATGAACAGCAACACCTACTTTTGCTTTTGTAGCTTTCTTGGCTTCTTCACCATGCGCAGTGTAGGTAATAGTGTTAGGAGTAAAGGATGCTTTACCAGATTTTTTATCGTGTTTAACATCACCCTCAGAGTGCATAATATCACCCTGATATACTTTACCTTTTGGTGTAACTTTAGGTAGGTGATGTAACGCAGCTTTTAATTTAGTGGCAAGACCTGGAGCGTGGCCATGATTCTTGTCAATGTCAGCATCAGTATGATTAATCTTTGGTTCTTTATTAAATGCTGATTTAGAAGCAACAAAGAATTTACCATTCTTAGGATGAGTGCCGAAAACTACAGCAGGAGAACCATCATACTTAGTGGTAAGGTTACTATTGTTCTTACCAGCTTTCATATGTTCATGTGCGTGCATTAAAGCACCATGAGCATGTTCAAATCCTTCGTGACCATGCATTAATGGACGATCTTCAGGATGCGTAATGTGCTTTAACTTAGCACCTTCGGCTTCTTCTTTTAAATATGTTTGGAATGATTTCATATTAACCTATTTTCTTTGCGGATGTTTTTAACCACCATCCATGTTTCTGATGTGTATCGATTCGGTCAGCAATAAAATTACAAATACCTTGTTGTTTATTTGCATTTGCTAGTTCGAACACTTTATTTAGGCTGTTAATCACTTCTTGATTTGCTTCGATTAACTTTTGCAAAATATCAGAAAGAAGTATTAATCTAGTTGATTCTTCTTCGATTGTTTTATATTTGTATAACTCATCAATACTTACTGGCGCATAGTCATCAATCTTACGTAGCAGTTCTGCAGTAGGATCAATAGAATTATATACATCAACGTAAACTTCTTCAAAGAATGCATGATATTGTGTAAATAAAATACCTTCTACGTTCCAATGGAATTGGTGTGTTTTATAATACATGACAGTAGCATTTGCCAACAATACTTTAATTGCGGTTTTTAATTCATCCATTTAAAATACTCTTCTAGTTTTTCCACGAGAAACTTCCCCATGGGTTAATCTTGATTTTTCAATTCTTCTAACTGTCGCAACTAGACCTGAAGTCATTTGTTTAATCTGCGCCATTTTTGTTTTCATACGCTTTTCAATACTTGCTTTTTCATCTGGTGCTAGATTACGTAACTTTCTACCACGCAACATTCTTTTCTTCATCATTCTAATAGCCATTCTTCTGGCTCTGCTTTCAGCTTTCTTACCATTAGCAACAGTATGTGTTGCTATTTTACTTCTTTGTTTACGTTTAGTTTTGCTAGTTCTTAATCTAAACTTAGCATGCATTCTTGATGAAGTTGTTGCCTCATCAATTGCTTCTCTATCAGAAACATAGTCTTTAAACGTCAGCATTCGAACTACTCATTGGATCAAATGGTTGTCTTCCATCTTGAGGAGCAGCACCTGATGGACCATTCCAGTCAGCAGCACCGATATGACAAGACATTGAAGACATAGTCTGTGTATCTAAATGATTAGGTAAAAAATGTAAACGATCACCACGCTTTACAGCAACCCAGTGATTCTCTCCATCTTTTTCTTTAAAAGAATGGCGTTGCCCGTGTTGTAGTTTACCAATCTTAGAGTGGTGTTCTTTACCAATTTTAATTTGAACAGCATGACCATGGTCAATTAACTTGTGGTCAGCATGGTGTTCAATTTTAGTTTCTTCTTTAATAACACTTTCAGAAACATAAGGATGTTTTAATCCTTCGCTATGATGTTGTTCAGCTTTTTCCCACTCACGCTCAGCAGAAGAATGTCTACCTTTAGATTCATGCCAGCGACCCATTGAGTCGTGATGATTAACCATATGTGCATGATAACCACCCATGTTACCAGCAGTTTTAGATTTCTCTGCATTATCTTTATGCTGCATCGCTTCTTCGTGGTGATGGTCGTAAGTTTCTGCGATAGTTCTAAATGATTTTAATTTTTTCTTTTGCATATCGGTTTCTATTAATTTAACATTTTGAATCCATTTGCTTACTAATTTACCTGTTGATTCTTTTAGCAACAAATGATTAGAACCACGTTTAATAATTTCATATTCTTGACCATCTGACTCAACGTGTTCACCAACATTAAATATTTCACCACGGAAATATTGTTCACGTAGATTATCTTTGACTAATTTAATTTCTTCTTTGATTGGTTCTAATCCTGAACCAACTCTTAAATCATTCATTAATCTACGAGAATCAATTTCACGAATTGCTGAAGGTAAATTCTTTTTAAACTCTTCGTATAAACCTTTAACTGCATAAGTACGAGTAGTATCTTCGCTGTCTGGATCTTTATCCATTGCTGATATAACTGTAGCTTCTTTCAAAGATTTCTTTAGTGATGCTACTTTATCTGCGCTTGTAACAACGATAACTTTTCGATAAGTTTCTTTTAGTTTAGAAACTGTTTCATTAATATTATCTGAGTATGTAGAAAAATGTGTATTCGGAAATAACAGATTTAAATACTGTACTTTCTTTTCTACTATTAGAGGATTCTTTTTAGCGTCGCTTAGATCGGACGCATAAATGGCGTAGCTGGCATTCTTCTGCTCGGCTAGAGATTTGACAGCCTTTATAAGAAGTTCATGTCCGATAGTCGGAGGGTTAAACTTTCCACAGGCTAGAACTATCGTTTTACTCGGTAGTTCTTTGATTAGTTGTCTATAATCTTTCATTTAATCCATCAATTAAGTAGTGTTATATCTTTATTTATAACGAGATGGATTTAAGTAATTCGATTATATTTACGTTCCCATTTAACTATTTGCTGCATTAATTTAGGTATTGCTGCGTTATTCTTAAAATCATAATCAAATGTCTTTAAGAAGTATGTTAAAGTTCTAGAATCACGATGGGTTTTACATCTATTGAGGAGGGTTTCAATATCCATATTTGGACGTCTAGATTTAAAATCCATTAATATACAATGAGCATATGCTTGGATCTCATCGAACTCAGAGAGATATTGTCTCTCGTCATTCTTTCTTTTGTTATGGGCTTTTTTATATGGAACTACGTAGTGGCTCCATTGATCGTCACGTCTATCATATTGCATGTAGTGGATAATCTCATGCTGAAGGCATGTTATTAATCGGAACTTAAAATTTCTCCAACCATTTTCAGTAAAGGGGAATGTATTAAAATAATCTGTATAGATTATAAGACAGCACTGGCGTTTCTCGATATCGTATTCGCCTGCAATACTAACCCCTCTTTTAAATCTTGTGGCTTTAGATGGCTCTTTTCTCCATTCTATTTTAGTGCGCCACTTCTTAACATAATTACCTAGTCCAACTGAGTCGTTTCGGTAGTTATCTAAATCTTTCCATATTTTTGAGGGTATGAATTTCGCTCGGAAAGGTACTGAATAGAAATTCAGTAATTCCATAAAGTCATAATTGGCGTTTTCTAGGTGATACATAATCCCCAGAAGATGCTTGCTTAACTAAACTGCTTCTCCAAAAATGCAAGAACCTTCCCCTGCTCCTCTAAGTTAGTGTTTACAAACTCAGTAATATATGGCATAAGTTCAAAATTAGACATCAAGTTACTATATTTAGTTTCTCTTCCTCTTAGGAATTGTTCTGACTGGTCAGATCCACGATCTTTATAGCGTTGTTCTAAAATATCTTTGGGAGCCTTTAGAAATACCACTTCTAGCTTGGTATTTGGGAGACCCATGCAGAACTCTAGGAATGATTGGTTGAAAACCCGATCTCCCTCGAAAAGGATATTGCAGTTATGGGAAGCGACCCATTCTTGAAGAGGTGGTTGAACAGCCATAGAAAGGCGATCGGTTCCAGCAAAGGTTTCACCCTCTTCGTATTTACCAAGGATATAAAGATCTCGTTCGGTATTATACATTGTTGATACTAATTTTGCTGGCTCAACTCCGATCCACTGTTTATCTTCCATATATTTACGGAATAACGTAGTCTTTCCAGTTCCAGGAGATCCACCGACAGCAACTATCTTTCGTTCTTTTGTTTCCATGGTAGTTCTTTCGAATGTAATAATATCAGTTGCGCCGATACGTTCTTCAAATGCCATTTCTGATCTCCTCAATCATTTTGTTTAGTTCATCTTTCGTAAATACCCAAACACGTCCACGGAATGAATGAGTATCACTATCAATCTCATGTTTCTTTGTGAAGGTCATTTTCTTGATAATTTCTTTAGAAGCAGTCTTTGCTAGATTATTTTTAATAACATCAGCATAGTCAACAGTGGTTTCACGGAGTTTCATAAGTTCAAATTCTTGAACACGATGCTCAACAAGAAACTCATTTAAAGAATATCTATCAAAGATTTCATCAGCACTTGTTCGAATTGAGATAGAACTTATTCCTGTTCCAGTAGTAATCGTACTACCTGCTGCTCCAATAA